GTGTACACCGTGATTTTGCTCTTGTTGATGCGGACGAACCCGAATTCCGTGTCGGATTCGTAGTAGTCGGCATCGTCAGCCACTTCGGCGCCCTCGCCGTAGCCGCGCACATACGAGCGTTCGAACGCCTCGCCGCCGATCCGCGGGAAGATGCGAACCAGATCGACGAGCGACGACACTTCATTCCACGCCGGCATCAGGTCCGTGCCGTACCGGGTCGGCACCAGCACCCCTTCGGTCGTGAGCTTCACGGCGTTCATGGCCTTGAGGTCGCGACCGCGTTCCGGCGACGCCGCGAAGCCCCACCGGGTGATGACGCGCTGCGGCTGATCATCCAGACGATCGATGACGCGACCGTTCCCGCCCGGTGCCGGCGAACCGTCATTCACCAACCCGGCCCGCAGATCAGCCAGCTGGTCCTGCAGCGCGCGGGCATTCGCCCGGGCGGCCACCGCCTCCTGATAGGCGCGGTCCAGCTCCTCGATCTGCGATTTCACCTGCTCAAACTTTTCGACATTTCCTTCGGCAGCGTAGGCTTCAGCCTCCGCCACCAATGCCTTGCGTTGTTCGACGTATTCCTTACGAGTCAACCTCATCGTTTTTGACCTCCTTCAGTTTAATGAGCTCCAGTTGGAGCGTGAGATTTTTGGTGTTCTCGGCCCGTTGCTGCTTTTGGGCCAAATCAAAAAGCCGTCGCATTGCTGCGTCGGCCTTGTTCTGAATTGCCAGCCGGCTAAACGCATACGCCGGCGCCGCTCTGGCGTCCGCCGGTTCGCTGGCTCCGTCCGTGTAGAGGATGCCGTCAGCGAATCCGAGCTCGACCGCCTTTTGGGCGCTCATCCAAGTCTCCTCGTCCATGAGGCGCGAGATTTCGTCCCGCGGGCGACCGGTTTTGAGTTGGTATGCGTTGATGATGGCCGCCTTGATCTCGTCAAGCACGCCGGCCATATGCCGCAGCTCGGCCGCATCCCCCGCCGCACGGACCCAGGGATTGTGAATCATCATCACGGCCGCTGGCGACATGAGCACCTCGTCACCGGCCATCGCGATGATGGACGCCGCAGATAGCGCCTTGCCGTCAATCTTGACCGTGACCCGGCCCCGGTGTTCCTTCAAAGCGTTGTAGATGCCGGCGGCCGCCCACACGACACCGCCAATGCTGTCAATCCAGACGGTCAGGTTCTTTCCTTTGTGCTGGGCCAACTCTTGGCGGAACGTATTCGGCGCCGCGTGACTGATTCCCAGCCATTCATACAGCCAAGCGTCATCGTCATCGACGATCTCGCCGTCGATCCGCAGTTCCACCTCGCTGTCGGACTTCGCCATAAACTGCCAAAATCGCATCGTCAGTTCTCACCTCCTTCGGCTGCGCCATTGCTGTCGACCACGTCGGTATCAAGCCGCCGGATGGGTTGATCGCCTCCCGGGATCGGCGGTAGATTCAAAATGCGCCGCCATTCGTTCGGCGTGAGTGCGCCACGGTCGACCATCTGCACGAGTCCGAGCTTCGTCTGCATCGACGCGAATGTCAGGCTTGTGGCGTCGAACACGATGCGGTTTCCGAATCCGCGCTCCCGACGGGTGAACAGCTTTCGTGTGAACTCTTCGCTCATCTGCTGAGCCAGAGGGGCAATCTCGGCCTCGAAGTAGGCGAGCCATTCGTTTTCATCGTAGGTCGCCTTGACGATGGCCTCGTTCACGCGGAAAAAGCTGTAGATCCTCTCCACAGCCTGTTTTTGCATCTGCGTAGGAGGAACATACTGCTGCCCCGTGTCCCTCAGCGGCTCCACGTCAAACCGACCGTCTTGCGGCAGGATGCCGGTTTCGTTTTCAAGGCTCAAATACTGCTCCGAAAACTCTTCGACGTTTCGCCGCATATCGCCGGGCTTGAGCTGCTGTTTGAATTTCAGCAGCCAGCGAATGAAAGCGGACCGCTTGACGGCCTGCACGATGCTCTGGTCCGATGCGCTGATCACTTCCATCAACTGCTTGAGCGCCTCGGCTTTAGGCGCGCCGAAAACATCGTTTTCGGCGTATTCGTCGCGAATGTGAATCACGTCCGAATACGGAAGCTCAAGCAGCTTTCCGCCCGTCAGCTGAAACTTCATCCACAGTCGGCCGTCTGGCTTGACTATCGCCTCGGCCGTGGCCGCCGGAATGATGTACAGCTGCGCCGGCAGACCGTCCTCGTCCCGGACAATCTGGACGAAGGCGTTATTATTCAGCTGAACGAGCGTCGCGAGCCTCTCACGGAACATTTGTCCGCCGCAGTATGGGTTTGGATCTTCCAGGAGCAATCGCAGGTACGGCTCCGGATTGATCTGCAGTTCCCCGGCCGATTCTCGGATGTGCATGGCCGTGAGCTTTCCGATGGCTTTCGCCTTTGGCCTGATCGCCGCTCTAACGATGTCGCTTTTGTATAGCGATCCATCCCAGGCGCGATACCAGCTCCCGTGCTCAGTGATGAGCTTTACACGCATGACCGTCTGCTGCCTGTTGAAAATTCTATTGATCCAGCTCACATACTCACCACCTCTCTCAAGCAACAGAAAACCGCCCCTGTTGGGCGGCTCATGGCTGATACATGGCAAAATCATCTTTGCAGCGGATATATGCGACATAGGCGTTTAGGAACGACGTGTATCCGTCGATCCTCGCCTTGCTGGCTTTCTTGTCAGGTGCGACGTTGTTGTTTGCGTCCACCCGGGCCGCCGTGTTCGTGACGCACCAGCGGAACAACCCGTTGTGCCGGCTGAACACGATCAGCTGGTCTTTGAAAAGAGCCCTGGTCTCCTTCATCGGTGCCGACAGCGTCTGAGCGCCCTGGGCGACCTCAAATACGACGCCACGGCCCTCTCGGTCTTCCCGCGGGAAGCCTCGCATCTCCATTTCCTCGGCAAAGTCGCCAAAGTGCCAACGGTCGGCGCCAATTTTCCAGAAGACGACGCCATACTCTCGGGCGAGCATCTCGAACCACGCTGCCACGTCCTTGCGGCTGACCAGGCTGCCTTCGCAGATGTAGAGCAGCTTGTCGTTCAGCGGGTCGCTGGCGCCTGTCCGAGTGAACGCCTCGTATGCCATCTGGTCCCGCTTGCTGTTTTGCTCCAACCGGTTCCGAGCGATGAAATACCGTTGGAACAGGTGGAGCTTTCCGCCGAATGGAACCAGCGCCGTCGCGCAGCACAGGTCTGTTGTCTCGGCCAGGTCGACGCCGCCGACCGCGTATTTATCGCGGAGCATGTCAAGCGACATATCCGCCGCGCACTGATCGACAGTATGCAGGTCGAAGAAAGCCACGGCCGTCGATGATGCCCGATTTAAGTGTTTGGCCAGGAACGATGGCAGCATCGACGGGTCGGCGATGGTCTTCTGGAATTCTTCCCGAAGATACCGCATCGTCGGCCGGCCCTCCGGCAGTCCCGGGTTCGCCTTGATCCAGCATCGCTCATCCGCGGGGTCATCGTCCTTGTCGATGCGGAAAATCATCGGGAACAAGCGTTCGTCGCTCTCGCCGTTCAGCCGCTTTTCGCAGCGCTCCAGAATGGAATCGAAAATGCCTTCCCGCACGAAGCCGAACGTGCTGATGATGATCCCCAGTGGTTGCGCCCGGGCGCCGGTTGCTGAGGAAAAAACATCATAGGTGTTTCGGTCGGTAATGGCGTGCAATTCATCAATGGTGTAGCAATGCGGATTCAGTCCGTCCTGGTTCTGGCTGTTCTTGCCCCCGGGCTTCATGAAGCTGTTCGTAGCCGGAAACAAGATCATTTCAGCGTTGTCCCGGTCCCGCTTCGTTCTCCAATACTTCCGAGGATTATCCGGGGGCGTGAGGTAAGGGCTGGACTGAAGCATCGCTTTCGTGTTCTCGTACACGATGGCCGCCTGCGACCTGATAGTCGCCAAACACCAGACCTGCGCCGCCGGTTCACCGTCCAGCATGAGCATGTAGGCTGCCAGCGCGCTGATGAACGTCGACTTTCCCCATTTACGAGCGACGAACAGCACCAGCTCCCGGAAGTACCGAACTGTCATGTTCAGCTCCGGATCGTGCCATTTGATCCCGAGCACGCAGGCAACGATGTATTTCTGTTCCCGGGATAATTCCAACGGTTGGCCAGCCCAACGGCCCTCCTTATGCCGGAGGAGACGGCAGAACTCGACGAATGCGTCAACATCGGTCGGATCGTACCAGACATCGCCCCGGGCCAGAAGGTCCTCAATCATCCGCTTCAGCTTGCGGATGTCCTCGCCGAAGCGTTCAGGATGCTTGTCGACATAGTCGTGCCAGTCCTGGATGTACTTCGGCAGTTTATTTGACCCGACGGACCCGGCTTTGGACGAGCGCCTCGAACGGGTTCTGCTCGCCGTCGCCATCTTTGCCATC